CGGCCAAAGTACATCTGGTGCGGACGGAGGGAACCAAATTTAAGCCCCAAACCCACAGCCTAAAAGAGCTATAAGACCAACACAAAAACCAATGTACTCTTTGATGTACTTATTGCACGACGCTGGACTTTGCCATACCTGCGTTGACCGGGTCGCATCGTACACTACGAGGCCTTTTTTTCCTCAAGCGCTTCAACACGTTCAGCCAGTTGCTTGACGCCGTTGATCAGTACGGCAATGAACTGTTCGTAACGAAGCCCCTGACGGGAGTTCGGATCATCCTTGTCAGCCAGCACCCAACCAGCAAAGTCGTCGATACCGACCGATGTCATTGCTTCCTTGACCTGCTGGGCACCCAACCCGTAATGGATACGACAGCCTTTTTCCTTGGTCACAACGTCCTCGAAAACCTCTACATCTACGGTTTTCATCCTGCCGATCTGAATTGAAGATTCCTGCAATTGCTCAATGAATTTGATCTTGGTGTAGCCAGCCTCATCAATGTAGGTCCCGTCCGCCACCTTGGCCATAATCATGACGCGCTTACCGTCTGCATCGAACTCTGGGTAGGTGTCCATGATCTGGCGCGTCTTGGTAACGGTCGAATAGGTGCGCACGGCTTTACCATCCACGATGGACAGTTCGAAAGTTTCCTCTTCGTACTCCTCCTCGTCAGGAACCTCCACCTTATCGACGCGAACGACAACCCGCTCCACCTCGCCGGCACCACTTTCACGGCAGGTATAAGCAATCGGCTCAATAGCCTTGAGAAAATCTAGCCCAACGGTCAACGGCACGATGTCGTCTTTCTCGTTCACGTCCGACGTGACCACCGGGGCAGTCGCCAAAGTTATCTGGCTTATGCGGAATGTGGCGTTTCCAAACTGTGTGAAGTTGTCCGTCTGAGGGCGAACCAGTGCCGTGTTTGTGATGATCCCGCCAGCTGCGACAAGAGACATGTTCCCTTCACCGGTATTGCCGGTACCACCACTGCCAACAATTGCAGAGTCATAGGTTGAGTTGAGCCCGCCAGATCTCAATTGCAAGCGCGGCGTGTTTGACGTGCCCGAACCAATGCTGACCTGGGAGCTTGGTGCGCTCATGTCCAGAACGCCGCGTCGCAGGTTGATACCGTCTGCAGCAATGACGTTATTCACGGTCACGCCTACGGTATCTATCACCTTGTCTATCGATGCAGAGCCCGAGGACAGAGGAAATACCTTGATGATTGTACTGTCAGCCTCAAACGCTGGCCCGCCGTTCAGTGAGTGAAAGGCTAGCCCGTACTTCCAACCGCGCACGCTACCGCCCAAGCAGGAACCGGAAAAGCAAGCATCAAGGCTGAACCCGCGCTCGCCGATTAAAGATGCGACTTGAATGCCCGTATGTATCGACATCCGGTTCCCAGCAGAGGCACCTGCACCGATAGCAACATCCGTGTTGAATTCGCCCGCTGTTACGTTTGCTATGAACTTCGCAGCCCCGTACACCCCGACGTATGAGGACATACCAAAGTAAGCACCTCTCAGGTCTGCGAGACTCGTGCCCCCGTCACCTGAATCCGTCAGCGTTTGCCCTTGCATGCCCACATAAAACCGGTCTTGGTTAGTCGCGCTGGTTGCCCCGCCGCCGCCAAAGCCCTGAATCAGTACAAAGTCACCACAATGACGACCGCCCTTTGCGTTAGGGCCGCCGAAGTTATGGAAAACATGAAAGCCATCCACCTTGCTGCCGGTCGCGCCATTCTCGCCGGCCACCTGAGATACGTCGTCGTTGGCGATTTCCAGTTTGTAATAATTAAACTTATTGCCGTTCCCCCGCACCGGGTTGTTGGATGCTCGATACCCCCAGATCCAGCCATTGTCATTGAGCGCGGCCAAGCCCTGTTGCCCCAGGCTCATTGCACCGGGACCGCTGAAATACCAGCGTGAGCCATCGTTCCCCACGATGATGCCCTTGCTGAGATCTTCTGCACTGGTGGTATCGGCGGTGTTCACCCACCACATTGCGCCGAAACGGTCGCCCACTGCGGAGTTGTCACGAACGAACGCACGCTGGTTGCGGGAGCCACTGAGGGTGCGCAGCGCCGCAATGTTGTCTACGTTACGGGCAACGCCTGATTTTAGGAATTGGTAGAGGCTGATCCCGTCGTAGTAGATGTTGAAAATGCTGAGCAGCGGCGAGTTAACGCTATCGATAAGTGACTGCAACCAACTTTTCGTCACGGCATCCTGCGGGGCTACCGGATCGCCAAGGCCTGAGATTCGATTGCCTTTGGCCTGGTAGCTGCCCGCCCCGTCGATATCGGCAAACCCAAGTGTCAGGGCTCGGCCTGCGTAACGCAGCAACTGTTTCAGCGCCTGCCAGATACGGTCGTAATCCCGGTTTACTGTGTTGGCCCGAAATTCGCCGTTCTCTTGGTAGTCCGTGAGCCGCTGAAACGGAATGTTCAGGGCCAGGTAGAGATCTCCGGCCGGCGCAGTGGTGAAGGTTATGCTGCTGGCAGGGTTTCCGACTCCAGCCAGCGTGAAGCCTGCTGTGATAACCACGCCGTTGAGCTGCACCTGCAGATCTCCGGCGTCCAGTAGCAAGAAAGGGATGGGGTAAGTGGTGGTGATTCCGTTAGCGGCATAGCGCTTATCGGTTGGTCCTGCTTGAACTGCCATGCTGAGCCCCTTGATGAAGGCGGGCTAGTAGTCAACTTGCACTTCGTGCACGCCCGCGTCTGGGCGCCAATCGTCACGCCGGGTCTCGGTCGGTTTCCCGACTATTCGCCCAATGCGCACGGGGGTTTGTAGGATCGCGCCAGCGCACGAATCGATGTAGTCATCATCCTGATTGTTGACGGCCGGATTAAAGTCCCGCATCTGATCCCACACTGGGCCGCGCAGCACGTCGACGTGCGCCCACAGGAAGCGGGCCGACAACGGCGATTCGAATGCGTCAAGAATGCGCTTCTGTTTGTTGGTGGTTGAATGCTCTTCCCCTACCCCGCATCCAGTTCCCTTAAGGGCCTGCTTGAGGATGTTCGGTACAAAGCCGCCCGGCCCGTTGGTTTCAACGATGACGCGGGGAATCTGGTACTTGATGACGAATTCACGAACGGCATGTACCTGGCCACCAATGATCCGGCCCTGCGCGTCAAATTCTGCCAGCTCGCCCGTGAGCCCTTCGGCAAGGTGCCAGTACAGCTGACCGCGTGCGTCTGTGAGCAGCAGCGACAGGGCCGAGGCGTCCGACTTGATCTTGCCAAGTGACACGTCCCAGTACGCGATAGCGCCCACGATCTGGGTGGTGCCGAGGTACATGCCTACGCTGCCGTTGGCCTCGCGCATGGTCGGCTGTACGTCGTAAGGGATGATGCGCTCTGGGTTCAATCGAACCTCCGTAACAGGCTTCGAGTGCAGCTGATACTGCGAATCCCATTCGTTGATGGTCCGGGTCGCCTTCCTCCGGACACCCAATTCCTTCATGTCAAAGCGTTCTGGCCACGCACTGCCGGCATAGCAATCGACCAACGTGCCGGGCGGTGTAAAGAAGGCAATACCGGTTTTCGTTATGAGGTAATCCGTACCGGGCACCAGCACCCGAGCGTGCTTGCCAATGCCGGAGAACACGACCTCTGGCACAAACGGTACGTCATAGGCGTTTTGCTTGGCGTCCTCAATGCGGTGTTCAAGGTCGAACATACGTATGGTCAGGCAATCAGCGCCCATGCTTTCCAGCTCGTCATACAGGCTGTCATGGGTGTGCGGCGTGCCGATGTAGAGCTTGCTGCCACCCGGTACCAGAATGTGCGTCTGCTCACCCAGGCGGTACCGAAGCTTCTCGCGGGCCTCGGGCGTCTGGATGTTTCGCGGCACCTCCACGTCATCGTTCTGGCACTCGTCGGCACGAGCTGACGTCACGTTCGACAGGATGCCCTTGGCGAACATACTGGCGTTCCGGAAGTCGGCAGCACCTTCAACCCACCATTGTTCCACCGTGCCCTGATTGGGCGGCAGCAGATGGCGCGTCAGCGGGTGATTGCGGATGACGTTCTGTGTATCGCGACTGGTCTTGTAAGCGGTCGGGTCTGACTCCGACTGGTGGAGAATTCGAAAGGTAGGGTTCTTGTAATAAAGCCAGGCGTTGTAAATCGCCAAGATCGTCGACTTACCAAAGCCCCGGAAGCAACGCAAAACGGCCAGAGACCCTTTAGCCTCCAGCCATATCAATGCTCGAACGTGGATGACCGGCACATCCCACCGCATGCGCCGGGCCCATAGCATGAAGAAAACCAGCAGGCTGACTTTCTTCTCAGGGTCAGTGGACATGACCACCTTTCTGCATGCGCTCGATCATGGCTTGGGCTTCGCGTTCAGCGGCTGCCAGCTCGCCATCCAGTTCGTCTATCTGGTGGCCAGCATCGGGCGCAGGCTTCTGCCGGTTCATCATCCCGGCGATGTTCACGACCTTGAGCAGCAACGTCATGGTGGCGGCGGCGTTCTTCTTGCACCAGTAGCGGTCACCACGTTCTTGCTGGGTCAGATCGGTAGGGAGCTTTTCAGCACCTGGCCAGTTGTTCGGATCGACTTCGGAAATAACTACCTCGCCCAGGCGTTCGCTAAGGGCTTGCAATCGGGTGATCTGGTCATCACGCATGTCAGTTATTCCCCACGGCTGCGCCAAGGTTCGGGGCGCGAGACGGTGCTGTTTCGCCCGGCTCCCACCAAAACCGCTGATTGAAATCCTTCTTCGCCCGTTTCTTCATTCGGCTCAGGTAGCCCGGCGATAGCATTTCCTGCATGTCATGCATAACGGCATGCTCGAACGCGGCCTTGGTGTACCAGCTGCGGATGAAGGGCGTGTTCTGGTACCCGATTCTGAGCAGGTTTGCGCCCACGTCAGCGGGCTCTGTCTTCTCTTTGAAGACGCTGCCCAACGTCAGACCGACGTCGGCGGCAGTTCCGTACACCGGGCCCAGCAGGCCGGTCAGGTTCGACTGCCCGCCACGGTTATCACCGCCAAGCCCGGTGTTCAGGATGTCACCAAAGATGCCAACGCCACCGCCGCGCAACATGGCCTGCAACCAGAACTTGCCCTCTTTCATATCGCGCGGATCGCGCCCGTTCATGATATCCATCAGTTGGTTGGTCATTGCGCCGGCCATCAGCAGGCCGGTGAACACCGATGCCGAGTAAGCCAGCTTGCCCCCGGTGGATTCGATCTGTGACACGCGCTTCCAGTGACGTTCAAACATCGCCACGCCAAAGGACTTGAACAGGGTCAGGTGGCGCAGCGCTTCGCCGCCCACGCTGCCAGACTGGGTGCCTTGGCGCAGGGTTGCCCGCGTCATGATGCCAGGCAGGATCGAGGTAAATTCTGACTCCTCCTGGATGTAACCCAGCAGCTTGCCGATGGCGTCGTTCTTCTGCTTGGCACTGAACCCTTGCATGGATGCCACTGACTCAGGCGTCAGCATCTGGTGCCCGCGCCAGTCCTCGGGAGTTGCAGCCTGCCAAACCGCCCAGTCGTCTTGGGTGATGCCGTGCCGCTCAAGCCTTGATCGCAAAACCGCATCGTCTCCCCACGCCTTGCGAGTGTCGCCGGCCATGCGTGACATGATCTCGACGGAGAAGCCCCGGCGCATTGCGTTGGTCCAGCCCTCAAGCAGCGTCACCTTCATGGTTGCGTTGGCAAGTTTCGAGGTCCAGCCCGCCGACAGGTTGTCAGTGTGGAAGCTGACCATGTCCGAGGTGATGCTATCCATGCCGATCGACATGCGCCCGGCCTCGGTGCGGTAGTCCTTCGAAACGCTCTTGAGTGCGCTTACCAGCGTCTTTCCGATGGGCAGGCCGTGGTAGGCGCTGGTGATGGCAAGCGACTGAACGTCACCGATCACAGAGGCGATCAGCGTTGCCTGGAGCTTTGCCGCCACCATGAAGTTGCGGATGCCCTGATTGAACTCGGCAAACCGCGCATTCACTGGAACACCCAGGCTGCCGTTGAGTACGTTCCAGACCATGTCAGGCGTGGCACCGAACTCGGTACCGGCAAACGCGCCGCTCCCGCCCGCGTCCTTCTGCTTGGCGGTGTCGTGCAACAGGCGGTAGGTCTGCGCCGCGTTCGGCCCGAGCTGCTCAGTCAAGACGGTGTCTTTGATCTGGGCATGCACAGAGCCGTTCATTGCCTCGAAAACAGACGTCGGCCCGAAGTCGCGCATGTACTCCAGATAGGAATCACCATCCTTGAAGTGGATCTGACGATGGGCGTTGTCGTGCTTGGCGGCGCGGCTGGAGCCGTTCCCGGTACCGGGCGTCATCTTGTTCAGGCCATCGGTTCGCAGCGTCTCGTGAGCGGCCATCAGGAAGTCAGTGACTTGCGTGTCGGTCATCTGCGTGCCGTCTTCGTTCAGGTACCGGCGTCGATCCAAGCGACCCAGGACAAACGATGCCCACTCTTGTGGGGCGGCCCGGCGAACCTTGACCAGGCTGTGCGGTTGAGGAAGCCAGCCATAATCCAGCCGGCCGATATCGGCACCCGCTGCGTTCTGCCGCGCGCGGATAGAATCCATCTGGTCGCGCCAGACCTTGGCGGCATTCCTCGCAACCGCGTTGCCGCTGTCCTGGCCGAAAACCTCGTGCACAAAATCGCGCTCGGCGGCCTTGTTGGTCAGCAAACCCAGAAACTTAGGCTCTGCAGCAATGATGGTGTCCATGATCGAGGTGAACGCCCGGTTGCGCTCGCCCTTGATTCGGGTGTCTACCTGGCGCAAGCGCTCAAATAGCGCCGAAGTGAAAGGCTGTTTCCCGCCGAGAACCGCCGCCCTTGCCGTTTGGTTGTCCAGCTCGCGTGTTTGAGCTAACAGGTTCAAGCCTTTGCGCTGGGCCTTCTTGGCGACGTCGGCCATGTGATCGGCCATTGCAGCCTGGGCCCCGGCCAGTTGGCGCTGGTCAGCCGTCAGGGAGTTGAATTTGGTGGGATCGGTACGAGCAAGATCACGGATGTGAAAACTGATCTTGTCCTCAATGGCCTTTGCTTCTGCGGCCTTGAGTGGTCGGCCTATGGCCTGTTCGACTTCTTTGATGCAATCGGCGCGCATGGCCATGGGCTTGCCTCCAGTGGTGATGGGGGCAAGCCTATGGCTTCGCATCGGACGGATTCCCGACTATCTCAATCAGAAGTGCAGTCGTTACCGCGCCATGTCCATTTAACGATTTTTAAATTCTGCACTTCAAAGGTCGTTGCGCAGCTGAGGTCAAAGCTTTGTGCCGCCATGCCTGGATTGATGTTCGTAAAAGCGGTGTTGCCGTAGATGTTGGTGGTGGCGGTAGCTGGTGTACCGGGTATAAATGCCTGCCTTGAATTTGAGTAAGTAAGGAATTTGCTTCCACCTGACTCGTAGCTTTGTTGTGGCGGCCCCCATGCACGTACCAGATCAATTTCGTTAGAACCTACCCATGTATCCAGCTTTTTCCCGTACTTTGCTTCTGTAGCACACGCACTAAGAAGCAATGTTGCAGCCACTAAAAACGCTATTCTTAAATTTACGTCCATGAAAACTATCCTATTCTGAGCATGCACGTGATTGCGGCCATATACGACTGCGACTCCCTGACACCAATTTGGTGCTCGGCCTCAACCGCTGCCAGCGCTTCGGAGGCGCGGACACTGGTCGGATTGCCATCTGCATCGTAGCCTGTTCTAACCATGGCATCGGGGTTTCTCGCCACTGCACCGCGCAGCATTTGCAGCTCTGGTGCTTCGGCACCTGCCGCTGACTTACCACCCTCGCTTACCGGCTCAGCCCCCGTTTTATCAGGGGTGGTAACTTTGGCGGCATCATGCTTACCACCTGCCGGAGAAACTGCCGGGCCCGGTGTTTCCGGTTTTGGCACGTCAAATGAGGCGACGGTATCGACAGGCTCACGCGGCAAAGTCGCTTCATGCTCGCGCACGAGGGTGTCCAGTTCGTCGCGTGCTGAGCGTTCGTTGATCTGGCGCGGCGTCAACTTGGCTTCGGCCACACCATCGGCCAGCGGCTTGCGCTGGAAGCCCTGAATGATTTCATCTGCTCGAGCGTTTACGCGCTCTTCAAAGCGCGCTGGGGCCTCGCCTCGGTCAAGGGCGTTCAGATCCGCTCGAGCAAACTCGGCAGATCGGTTGCCGTCAAGACTCTCGTTCAGTGCGGTCTGACGGTCAGTCAACTGCGTGCGCTCGTCGGCAATGGACTGACGCGCAGCGGATTCAGCCTGCTTGCGGCTCTGACCCTGCTGCTGGAACTCTTTTGCTCGAGCGCGGAATGATTCATCCAGACCATCAAGCGACTTGCTCAAGTTCGCAAGTTCGGCCCTGACGTCCTTAACGTTGGGGATCGTGCCTGCTGCATCCTGCTGCAGTTCGTTGCGCAACACCGGGGCCAACTCTTCACGAGCCGTGGCCAGTGCTTCGGCACGCGACGGTGCAATAGGCGCAACATCGTCAGGCGTGCGCAGAAAGGTCGCCGAATGGATGTTGTCAGGCAGCACCACTGCTTCGCCGCGGTTGATCTGTTCGATAGCTGCGCGCAGCGCGTCCTGATGCGCAATGGCGGAACGAGGATCTACTGGCAAGCCCGGCGCGGTGTCGATATCGGCGTGCTGTGCGTTGCGCTCTGTCAGCGCTGCGTCGATCTGATCCGTGGTCGGGCGGCGCATCGAAGCACGGCCAATGCCGAAGAAGCCAAGCCCGAGGATCGCATCCGTTAAGATTGCTGTCCTATCCATGGCACGATACTGGGCAGCTTGGGCGGCGTAACCGTTAGAATCAAGCAACGCAGCGGCGCTTCCGCGATGGGCCATGCCCAGCCCGACGGTGGCACCAATCGCGAGCGGCGCATCACCTAAGACTGGCTTAACGATCTTTGCCGCTGGGAGGATCGCACCTACAGCAGTAACCACACCTTCGCTCAGACCCAGCAGTGTCGCGGTGTTCTCGTCGATACCCTCGGCCATGGACACGGCACGGCGGGAGTAGCCAGCGGGCGCACCGGCAGCAATTGCCGCACCGGCAGGACCGGCAGCCACGGCACCAATCACGGTACGCGGCAGGATCGCGGCAGCCTCACCAATGATCTGACCTGCAATGCCGACCTCTGCGGGATCTGGGCGCAGATCCATCACAGCGCTGGCGGTTTCCTCGCGCAGCGTGTTCAGGTCATCCCCGATTTTCTGCTGCGATTCTTGGCTGAGCGTTGTGGACTGGGTGTAATCGAAGATGTTTTGTTCTGGCCCGCCACTGAGGATGGCATTCCAGTACGTTGATTCTGCCGCCGCCCCGCCTTCGATAGCACCACGTACCAGGCCTTTGCCGAGTGAGTCATAGCCACCCTCAAAAAAGGTCGGCGAAGGTAACTTATTGGTGGTTTCGAGCCGCTGGGTTTGGCTCGCGGCCTCGCTTTCATCAAGCATTCCGTCTAACCAGCTCATTTGACTTTCACCACGACAGGTTGATTGGTTTTCGGATCAAGCTGAATACGGCCGGCGTTGAGCAGGTAATACGCCCCCTCAGTGCCCGGTACCGCCGACAGCGGCATGTCGTTCAGTTGTTCGACCGATAGGCCCGCGCTTGCAGCAACGGCACCCAGTTGGCCGGTCACGGCCTTGTCGAATGCATCATCGTCCATGCCGTATGGCTTGATGACCTTGTAACTGGACCCACTAAACCACCCACCGCCGCGAGTGGTCACGCCTCCTGTGATCATGTCTGCGGCCTTCTTGGCCAAAGCACCATCGACGTCTTTTACAGCCGGGTCGTATCGCTTGCCTGACGCTTCTGCGAGCCCCGCATAAAGAGCCTTGAAGCCCGTGTATGCATGCTCACGCTGCTGAGTACCACCGGGCATGGCGTTGCCTACGATACTTTCAAAAGCAGGCTGTAGCAGCGAATCATCAGGCGTGGCGACGGACTTGTCTTGCAGGATCTTGCTGCCGACCATCAGGGTTTTTGCGACGTCGGTGCCGTCAAAAGCTTTGAGTTTTCGGTACTGGGCCATGCCCGCCAATAGGGTTATGGGTTGGCCTGGTGCAATCGCCTTGATGGCGGCTGCGGCATCTGGCCCGGTAGGCGCTGCGCCACCAACGGCGGCCAATATGCCGATCTTGGTCTTGTCGTCAGCCGCTTCGTACCCGGCCTTGATCGCTTCCAGCTCCTGGGCCTTGAACGGGACGCGGGAAACCTCTGGGCCGTACTTCTTGCGCACCGCATTGGTCACGTCAAAACGGGACGCAATCTGCTCGCCCAAAGCCTGCTGGCCCTCGGGCGTGCCAATCTGTGAAAGGTCAATCGGTTCAACATCACTGCCAGTGCGCAGCGCCGAGAACGACAGCGGGTCGGTTTTCATCAGTTTGACGTTGGTATCGATCGCGGATTGCAGACGGCTCAAGTTGGCCTGCTCGGCGACACTGCCGCCACTAGCAACCATCTGCTGGCGCTTCTGGTCGACGTATTGCTGCTGGGCCTCAATTGGCTGGCGCAGCAAGCCCTGCACCTCTGCCATCTGGTTGATGCGTTCCTTGAACTCTCCCGCTGCGGACGTGCCCGCAACAAGCGACTGCCAACGCTGCTGATCGGCGGGCGTTGGCGGAATGCCGGTGGCGGCCTGACGGTCCATCTGCGTCAGGGCACGCTCGGCCTTGTTTTCACGGATTTCAGCTTGGCGCTCATTGTGCTCTTTGATCTGGTAGATGCGACCGGTGATGGTGTTAAGCAGCCGGGTACGCTTCTCCGGATCAAGCTTGCCGGCGTAAAACCCTTCACCAGACGTCAGGTCGTTCTGGATCTTCTGCATGGTGCCCAGGTTGTCACGGGCTTCGACGACGCGCTGCGTGGCATGCGTGGTCCAGTTGTTGTCCTTGAACTGCTGCTTACGGTTCTTCCACTGCTCGCCATAGGCCAGGTGCCCGGCAATGTCGATATCCTCGGCATCCATGCGGGCGTTGATCTGATCGATGTTTGCGCCAGGCATGGCAGCGTCTTTGCCCAGCAGGTCCATGCGTGACGTCAGATCGGCGGCGGCAGAGTCCTTACGGGCGGCAACCTTGAGGGTCTGAACGCCTTCCAGCCCCTTGATCTGCATTCGCTTGGCAGAACGCTCCAGCTCGCCAGCCGTGGCTGGGTCAAGGCCGGACGCCTGCAAGGGCTCAAGCTTCGACACTGCCGAGCTGTATGTTTCCTCGAGCTGGTCATAGCTGATCTTGCCGGTGGCCACCTGCTCACTCAGGTCGCGATTGATGGCACCTATGGCGGTCTCACGGTCCAATAGTGAGTTGCTTGCCTTGACCTTGGCCAATGCGCTTTCTTCACGCTGTTGTTGCTCAAGGTATCCCAGCGCACCCGTCGTCACTGCGTTGGCGATTTGCTGAGCACCACGCGCTTCGCCGGACGTATCGCGGGTGATAACCCGGTTTTGCTGGACTTCGGGCATAACCTGCGCAACGCCCGGGCCAATAGGAATTCTTGCCATCAGCTTGCCCCCCCAACTTTTGCCGTAGTTCCGTTACGGGTTGCCGACGCCTTCCATGCCATGCCTGCTTGGGCTGCGGTCGAAAGCACCGATCCAACGGCTTGAGAGTTGGCCGATGACTGCGCCTGCTGCCCATTCAAAGCGATGTTGCTGGCGTCTACGTAACCCCGCTTCTTCTGGTTTTCACCGTTGAATATCGTGAGCGCCGCATCCTCTTCTGCATTGCCTATGATCTCTTCGTTGATGTTGATCGCGGTACCGGCCCCCACCTCAACGCCAGAAGCGGCCAGCGCAGCGTTAGCTGAGCCAGCCTGTGTTCGCGCCAAGCGACGTATGCGGTCAGCCTGGACTACTGCCGCACTGGCAGCGCTGTTGGCATCGATCTGAGCCTGATCCGATTGGGCCTCGGCGTTGAGGTTGGCTTGTTTGCCTGACTGCACTGTCGAGTAAGCCGTATACGCTGTTGACGCTGCGACTGCGGCAATCACCGCGATTTCTACACCTGTACCCATGATCAAAGCTCCTTACTGAAAAATAGCCCGGCATCAGCGAAGCCTTGGCTGCGGTAGAAGTCAGACGTCCCGGACACATGAATGCCGGTTGTGATGCCGATGTGAATGCGCTTGGCCCCCTTGATCCGAGCCCACTCAATGAACGTGATCAGCAGCCTGGTGGCCGTTATGCCGCTGCGGGTCTTGGGGTCAAGGAAGAACGAGTAGTCATAGGCCAGAAGGTCGTCAGAAAACCATTGCTCGGTCACAGCACCGGCAAAGCCCCCTACGACCTCGCCGCCGACCTCGGCAACGAAGATCACCCCAGCCCCGTCGATCAGGGCGTGCAGGAAGTTAGCGGCCTTCTCCGGCATGAAGGCAACTGCGGCATAGGTGCTGGTCTTATGAAGGGCGGTACCCAGCTCGATCAAGCGTGGGACATCGGCGTGGGTAGCTGGCCTAATCATTGAATGTGACCTTCTTGATGACGTTGAGCAGATGGAACGGCAACGGTTGGTCTTGTTCGATGGTCAACACGGCTTCGCCGCGCTCCCACCCAAGGTTCTCCATGCGATGCACGCCGGTGAATAACGCAGGGGATTTATCCAGCACCTGGTTGCCCATGTTGCGGAAGGCAACAACTTGGCCATTGATGCTGCATCCAATGGTTTCAAGGAAGCGCAGCGTGATTTCGGCAATCCGCATGCTGTTGCCCTGGGCACTGCCGGTGCCGCCCTGAACTTCGGGCGTCAGGGTGGTGATGCTGGTTTTGAAGTGCAGACCGATCTGAACCGAGAAGGCGTTACGAGGCAGCGTGATCTGGCCGCCCGTCACGACCTGAGGCTGCAGCACAACACCGTCGGCGACGACATCCACAGTCTTGCCCTCCAGATGAGCGAGCCCGCCCCAAACACTCGCGCCCGCTGCGCTAACGGCGTTGATGCCGCAATCGACCTGCGTGCCAGGCACAAATCGTTCGAGGTAGCGCACGTTCTGACCATTCACAGTCCGGCGAACCACAGCCCACACCTGATCACCTTCGGTCGACGGGATGACGGCTACTGACTCATATGCGCCGTCGGTGACTTGCCTTGCCCAGCCCACCACATCCTGATCACGGTCCACGGTCATCGTGGCCATCACACCGTCAGAGCGAACCATGAAGAGAATCGATTCCGGTTCCTGCTGGAACGCCATGTCCACGACCCCGGACTTGGTCGCATGCTCGGAAAGCACAGACATATCCGGCGAGCCGTAGCTGTCCGAATCGTATTTGTAGGCCATTGCACGCAACTTCCGGCCTGATCGCTGAACAAAATACAGCTCGTTGCCGATGCGGATTGGGCGCACGCCGTTGCAACCGTACACCGACTGATTCTTGATCTGGATGTTGGTCGGGGTGATTGGCTTCTCAACGCCGCCAGTGATAGTGAACTCGCCGCCGTAGGTCAGCGTCACAAGCGCTTTGACCTGACCGACGTGCATGATTGGGTTGATTTGGTCAGAGGACACGTTGAACGACATGGCGTCGTCGTCTTTGGTGCCAAGCTCGAAGTTCAAATACTCCCCTGTCCGCGACTCCCAAATTGTCTGAGGGTAGTTAGGCGAGCCCGCTGCAACGAGGCGTTGCTCGTAAAGCGTGCCGGTGCCAGGGTACCCGTCGAAATCGTTCCAGACGCTTGCCTCAAGGCTCCAAGCCCCGGCAGGCGCAGCAACGACGGACGTTGCGATTGATCGAATCGCGGCGTTAACAACCGTTGTGCTGGTGAAGCCAGATATCTGGAACAGCCCGCCGTTCAGTTTGACGAACTTGCCTACATCCTCTGGACGCCAGCCAGCAGCCCCCAGTGTCAGCGTCACAGTTGCGCCGACTGGCGAGAACGCACTGGCGGTGCAAGTCGTCTGAGGCGAACCCTTGAGCGACCACGCAGGGTACAAGGTCTGCGAGAAAGCGTTGATCACCAGCACCGATACCGATCCTGATGATGCAAAAGCGGTGATGCGCGCGATACCACTGCCAGCCCAAATTTCACGACCGACGTCCGAGACGAAGAACGCAGGAGCGCCCGGCGTCACTGTGCTGGCGGCACCGGCAGCGGGGTTGGTGATAGCCATTGCAAACGCAAAGTCCATCCCGCGCTCTTCAAATGGCGTCGTTACAAACGGCGCAGGGGCCAAGCTCCATTCGGTGTTACTGATGCGTTTGAGCCGATAGATCGGAACTCGACCATGAAACAGGAACATGGTGTCAGCGCCTTGCACGTACTCCAGCGCCGCCAGCATTGTTTGCCCGTAGGGGCTGGCCAGCTCAACGCCTGTCCACCCCCCATTGGGGTAATAGATCCTGATGTAGAAGTCGCCGAACTCGATTATGTATGCCTGTTCAGTATTGAACACGTAAGGCACAAGGCGTGCGCGGCGGTCTGGAAACTTGGCTGCAGCACAGAAGAGAGTGCCGTTGCGCCGTGTGACGCCACCATGCACAAGAGGCCAGGCATTCTCTATGACCTTGGCCCCGTTCTGGTAACGAGCGATATCTACACGACCAAGCATGCGAGGGGAAAGCTCGCCGGCCGTAAAGTTGGTCTGGATGAGGGTCAGTTTCGCCATGATTGGCCACCCTGGAACCTAGCCGCGTAAAGACGTTCGTCACCGAGCGTTTGCGGTGGATCTTCCTGACCGTCAATGGCGCGTGCTCTGCGCTTGGCCATTTCAAGGTCTTGCTTTACAGACTGCTGTACGGCGGATGATTGCGTGATGGCGTAAGCCATTTTGGCCGCCATGGACAGCGTCATCAGCTCAACAAGAGCCGCGTCCCAGGTGTTTTCCACTTCGTTGCGAAACACGTACTTGAGTTCCAGCACTGTCGTGTTTGCCTGGATGCGCTTGCCCTCAACCACGTAATCGATCTGGGCATTGGCTGATCCGACCTCAAGCACGCGCAGGCAGTCAGATGGCAATTCGAATTGCTGGTCATAACCAAACGCTGGGGGCTCCGCGTCAGGCGCAAGCACAGCGCGCCGGATGCAGCAGTTCCACGGATGGTTGCGCAGCAGGTCATCCCGTGTAGATGGATAAAGGTTCGCAGCGATCTTGGCCCGGTCCACGGCCTCTTGAAAATCGTTGATCGGCTGCGCACCAAGCATCAGCAGCGCGTTGGAACAGATCGACACAGCGGTCGCCATTGTCATCCTCACAACCTCCAGATAAAAGAACCGGGGCACTCGGCCCCGGTAAATGTTTTGCCTTCCGTGGCCGCGCCTGAATCAGTTCTGACCGGCGTACTGCGCCACCAGCGTGATCACCTGACCTGCCTGCAACGCAGCGCCCAACACCTGCGAGCGAAGTTCGCTCATGTCGGTAGCGTCATTGGGCTTGACCACGCCCACTTCGAACAGCGCACCACCGGCGTACTGGTTTTCAGCGGCCGCACTACCTGCGGCTGCAAGGCTGGCAGTGGTCATGTAGCGGTTAGCCAGGACGGCATCGCCCAGGTTGATGCCAGACGATGCAGCGCCAGCGCCGAAATAGAACTTGGTGCCAGGCATCAGGCGCGCACCGAGAGGCAAGAAGCCCCACGAAATGACGTCGCCAATAGCCTGGCCACCGGCTGGAACGATGTAGGTGCTGACCAGCACTTGAATATCCGCACCTTGAAGGTTCGGTTTCACCAGCGTTTGCGGGAAAGCCACTCGGGCTGCCGCGAGAGATGCGAGAACGGTTGCCATTGTTGAAGCTCCTGAATCATGGGGTTGAGGGTGAAACGCCTGGCTTACGACTCCAGACAGGCGATCTCAACAACTTTTTCTTCCTCGACGCGGACCGCACCGATGGACATTTTTGCGTAGATACGGACGTTGAAACCCTTGCCCGGATCTTCGCCGACCTTGGTAGTGATCTCCGCGCCCTTGCCCAGAACGACGCCTGATTTGGCGTAGGCGTTCAGGTAGCGGGTGGTACCGGACTTGCCCATGCGCTCGGACGGAATCCAGTTGAAGCCCATCCACTTGCCGCGAACGCTGCCCTGTTGCAGGAACTGGCCAGCCAGGTAGTCAGCGCTGGTCAGGGTTGGGTCGGCGAGAATGTCAGCAGCAGCCTGTGCGCTGTACACCATGTACAGCTCTTCGCCCGCTTCCTCGTCGGCTTCGTTCAGGCGGAAGATTTTCTTGGCCTGGATGATCTTTGCCTTGGTGAGGCCAGTGCCGCCCACGGCAATTTTCTGGCTGGTTGGCAGGATGATCTGGCCGGACGTGGCGCGGGAGAAGCCGCCGAGCGCACCGATGATTACGTCATCCTTGGCGCGGTTCAGAGAGTTGACCATTGCTTTGACGTAGTCCGACGTCGGGTCAACCAGCATGCGGATCTTGTCCTGATCATCGACCATGTCGCCGTCTTCCCAGTCGTAGAGGTCTACGTACCGGGTGCTGTGCGGTTGGTCATTGATCGGGGTATCGCCGTGGCGCTGGGTGCGGCGGGTCGCGGTACGTTGACCCAGACGGTTAACCGACTTGGACATACCGACGATGTTCGGCTCGATGGTGACAGTCGATTCCAGTCGGCTTTGCGACTGCTGAGCGACGTGCATGAAGTTGTCAGCGAACTGCTGAACAAACGCTTCGGTGATCTGTTGTGACATGTAATGCACTCCAATGCAGTTAGGGATTGCCTTCAGGTTGTCCACGAGTGGGGCCTGTATTCCTGGCGTGCATCGGCTTTGCTGCGCCTCGGGGCTTTCCGGTTATCTGCATGCCATCGCAGGCCGGTCCATTGCTGGAATGCCTGCGATGTTGTGCGGGTGCGTCGGTCGGTTTCCCGACTATTTGGCGGGACTGGTAACAAGGCGTGAGGCGGGCTTGTTGTAGCGCGAGTTGTACATGTCGTTCAGTTGCTGGCGCAGACCCGGCAGCTTGGGGTCGTGGGCCGGCAGGGCTTGAATCTGGGCACGTAATTCGGACGTCTTGACGTTGAAGTCACCGTCACTGACCACATTGCCGCCGTTGATCTGGCTATCCTCCCGGATTTCCTTGCCGATGTTGGCCGTGAACGCGATGAAATCCGGGTCATTGCCGTACTTGCTCATCAGCGCTTCGAAGTTGCCAGGCTTGCCCGCCTCGCCCGCAAACGCCTGGGCTGCGCGGTAAGACGATTTCAGGTTACCCGCCATCGCCTGATCATCTGGCCACAGCGTCTTGAGGGTGGCGGTACAGTCCTGGGTGGTGAGCTGCGCTGCGCCTCCGACCAAATCAGGTGCTACGCGCATGTATTCGCCGATCACGAACGAAACCTGATCATTCGTCAGGCCCTTGGCATGCGCACCTTTCAGGAACGACTGGGTGCTCTCGTCAGTCTTGAACTCTTCCCAGTTGAAACCCTCGATCTCGACCTTGGGGGCATACTCTTCGGCGGTCTTGGGCGGCGCATCACCGGAACCAAGGCGCGTTTCCAGGTGTTTGTAGGCCTCGGACATCTTGCGCGACGATGCTTCCAGATCAAGGGAACCGTCCTCTTTGAGCGTGCGTAGCTTCTCGGGAATGAAGTCGCTGCCTGCGACGTTGGCCAGCACTGATCCGGGGGCAGGTGCAGGCGCTGCTGGAGCGGGCGCTGGGGCAGATGCAGGACCACCGCCCGGCGTACCCTCCGGCGCTGCCTCGGCCATCAGGAACACACCCATGAACCGGGAAAAACTATTCTTCAAACGCATTGGTATCTACTCCGTCCGCTCTGTTGATTTGAGAAACGATGAACTCCAGCACACGGCGCTGGCCGTCACGCTGGTAAGTTTCGAGGACTGCATCAATCCCGCCCTTGACCACTGCTGGCCTGGCGAACTGCTGCGTGAGCGCGTCGAGGATCAACCGACCTTCGTGGTGATCCTCGAACACGCGCTTGTACATGGCTGCGGTGACTTCAATTGCCATCAGGCTGCTGCTCCAGGTTGCTGTTTCATTGCCGTCTGAGCAGCCATTTGCTGCATGGCTGCCTGCTGTTCCTGTTCCTGCGCGGCCTTCTGCTGTGCTGCACGATCCTCGCGGAGCTTGTCGCGGTCGGCCTTGCTGCGGATGACCGACGACGGCACGCCCAGAGCCTCGCCCTTGAAGCGCTGGGCCTCGTCCATGTCGATGTTGTCCATGACGCTTGGATCTGCCTGAGCAACGATCAGAGCGCCCTGCACGAACTGGTCAATGGCGCTGACCTCCTCGAGCTTCTGAGAGCGTGCCAGTGGCGACAGGTAGCGCACGGTGAAGTCACGACCGGCCAATGACTCAGGAGCCTGGCCAAGCACACCAGCGCGATACGCAATGCCGAAGCACCGCTCAATCATCGGTTGCAGGTACTCGGTTTGCAGGCGGCCATAGACTGGACCCAGCAACTGACGGATCAGGTTCACCCGTACATGCACTTCGGTGGCCGTCATCGCCGGGCCGTCCTGCGCCTGGAGCTGATCGGCCATCAGGATCTTGCGGATAGAGCCTTGCAGGCGGGCAATTTTCGTCTCTGCATACTGGAAGTTGGAGCCGCTTTGCAGGGGCTTCATGCTGTCGACAGAGTTCGCAACGATGATCTTGCGCGGGCCGACCTTGACCGTGCGCGGGTTCAGAACGCCGTCATCCTCAGCAATCCACATACCGGCGATGGCCAAGTCACCGGCAGCCAGGTCCATGCGGCACAGCTCGTTGAGGGTGCGCGAGTCAGGCAGTGCGTCGAACACCGGGCCAACCGCGTACACGCTGTCCGGGATCATCATCCAGCGCGGCACAACGACTGGCATTTCGTGGTAGCCCGACTCGCTAACCAGCGTCTTGGCGGCCACCTCGACCTTGCACGAAGCCACCGGCATGTTCTTGGCCAGCCGAGCGCCGACCATGTGTGTGGTGCGTGGGTAGATCGCGTGAATGAACTCGACCAGCTCCTGCGGCTTTTCCTTGGCCAGCTTGCGCGTGGTCTCGCTCAGGTTGTCCTCGCCGAACTCGTTCACCGCCTGCTCTGCCGTGAGCTTGTACGTGCGATACACGGTGTCGATCTTGCCGCCAGCCTTCGATGCCGAGCAGTACACGCTCGCGATAGGCCACAGATCGAACGTGAAGCCGCCCTTCTCCATGTCCTGATCGATGTAAAGGGCAAACCACCCAGCACACACAACGTCGATAAGCCCCTCAAAGGCGGCGGCGTCGAAGTTGGATGCGTGGATGTTCTGCCAGAGTATGTCGGCTGATCCGTCCAGCCAGCGGCGTTCCTCGTCGCTCTCCTGCCCCACGTCCATGCCGAACCACAGTGAGTTGGCAGGCGTCAGGCCCGACATGATGCCGGACGAAAGAATCCGTGCAGCGTCCGTGGTGGTGCCGTCGATCATCCTGGCCTTGCGCATCTGCGCTTCCACGGCCGTGATCTGTTCGGTGCAGAAGCCACTGCCCCGGATGGGGTAGCTATGGTCAAAGCAATCGCGCCAGACCGACTCGTGCGGCGAGCGTAACGACTTGAGCGTGCTCAACGTTTTGCAGATCTGGGCGGCTGTCATCATGATCCGAGAGTGCTCTTACCTTGGCTGAGTACGGTGCCCTGCGCGCCAGCACTCGAGAGCAGGCTGCTCTCGGACTTGCGTTTCTTGCGCACGGCGGTTTCTTCGTTGGCAGCTTTGGCGGCGGCATCCGCTGCCTTCTGGGCTGTGACGGCCGGGTCTTCCGTCTCAACGACTTTCGGTTTGCTTGGCTTGCTGCCCATGGGCCTTACTCCTTTGCCGCTGCGGGCTCAGGGCACAGCCAGCCATCGGCGGTCATCACTGCGGCTTTGAGCTTGGTGGGGTCGACCGCGTCAGGCTTGGTGGTCGCCAGTGGTTGGCTCTGGGCCTGACTGGCTGACTCGTCGGGCTTGACATAGGGCGCGCCACCGTCGATCAGGCGCAGCGCCTCGGCTTCGGCTTCGGGCTTGTCATTGGTCATGAACTCGCTGAACCGCTCGCCCTGTGCGTCAACGATGATCCAGCGGCCGCCACCGTTGTGCTTGGCGACGTACAGCGGAGCCTGCGCATTGGCGGTCAGGCTCTCGTTGGCGTTGGGGTTGCCGGTGGCTGCGTCACTGATGGCGCCTGCGAGCGGCGTCATGGTCGCCAGTGGTGTGCCTGGGGTCTGGGTGGTGAGGTCGTCTGGTGCTGGTGGCATGGTCGTATCTCCGATGCTGCTGCGGGTGAATGGCGGGGATCAGGCTTGATCTTCAAGACGCTGCTTGAGCGCGTAGCCCATCAGTGGCCAGATCTTCTGCACGGCGTTCTGCTTGGCTATGGTGCGGCCGATCTCTGCGTCGAAATTTGCCGGGCTTGCGCAAGCAGACTCACCCGTCACGGTGAAACCATTGCGCAGCACCAGCACGCAGAAGGTAATCAAGCCAAGCGACTCGATGCTGCGAGGTACTTCCCAGTCAGGGCTGATCGTTTCAACGCGGACGTCGTTGTTGTTCTTGTAAGCGCCCAGAACGCCGTCAAAGCCGGTGAAGTAGTGCTCACTGGCAATGTTTGCTTTCAGGTCAGATGGGGTGACGCGTGGCGCTGTAAGGCCCTTCGACTGGATTTCCTGCTCGATTGCCTGGTCTGGTGTGGTCATGGGTGCTGCCCTCGTGATGGATGTGATCAACGAGGGCCAGCATCGGTGTGGCGGGTGGTCGGTTTCCCGACTATTTGCGAGGGATGCAAGCGGTGGTGATGTAGTCCTGCAAGCCGCTCAGGGCACGGATGGCGTCGTCTCCGTCGTTGGCGATGGTGACAATTCGTTCAGCAGACGCTGGGTCAATGTCGGCTCGCGCTTGATCATCATCCATGCCGGTGGGGCTGGCGGTGCCTCGCACAGCGGGACAGGTGGCCTTGACTGACAGCCTGCGCTTGCCAGTAGCGACAGCAGCACGCAACTGAGCATTGGTGTTCTGGGCATTGGTGAGTTCCTGTGTGTGCTTGGTGTCGAGGTCGAGCAGCAGGCGCTGGGTGTTGCGGCGAGATTCGGCGGCGGCCTCGAGCGTGGCAATGGTGCTGGTTGCGCTGGTCAGACTGGTGCTGACGTGATCGATGCGCCAGAGGGCGAGCAGCAAGCCCACCACCAGCACAGCGCAGATGCCTGCAAGGATCTTCATTGCGCTGCCCTGCACTGTGCGTTGCGCTCTACCTGACGCGTCCACACGCCCAGACAGCGCTTGTTGCCCGGTGTCGAGCAGTCGTAGCCAGCCGCATAGCGCCACTTGAGCAGGGATTCGCAGGCCTGCGCGTATCGACCGGCCAGCAGGTTGGAGCGCATCGACGATTGACGCCAGTTGCCCAGCCCGTACTGGCCGACAAAGTCCATGTACAGATCGAACTCGGCCTGGTGCAGGCGCACGCCAGGCAGTGACGCGGCAAACTTCTTCTCGTCCTGGCTGATCAGGTTGCGGGCCAGCACGTCAGCACGCTGCGGTGTGATGCGGTCGCCAAGCTTGACGGGGCTGCCGTCTTCGTAGCGGGTCGAACCGTGGCCGATGGTGGCTACGTCGCCCACGGTGGGGATGATGGCTTGATCGGTGAACCCTTCGTTGGCCTTCCAGGCACCAAGTCCAGCGAGGCTCATCGTCAGCACTGCGACCGCGATGCGGTTACGGGCGCTCATCGGCGGAACTGCTCGCGCAATGCTTCGATGCGGGCGGCGCTCTCGGCGTCCTCACGTCGATCCTTGCGCACTTGGAAGTACAGGTTGATCAGCAGACCGAGGACGGCAATCACAACGCCTGATATCCCGATCCAGTTCACTTGCGACAGCCAGCCGACAAGGCCAGCAGCCCCGCCGACCATCATGCCTTTGCTCGCAACTGACGCGCCGACGACCTCAACGATGCTTTCCGGTGCCGGACTCGCCATGTGTCTCTCCTGCTGGGGCTTCATGGGTGTTGCCTCCAGGTCAAAAAAAAAGCCCAGCGCGGTGGCTGGGCATCGATGACAGCAGGATCGTTCTCCGGATCGGTCGGTTTCCCGACTATTTCATTTGGCCACCAGGGCGGTAGCCGTTGATAAGTGCTGCCAGCGCGTCAATTTCACCGTAGACGTACACAGCGGTTTTCAGTCCATGACTGGTCTGCATGTTATGGCGGCGATAAATAACCTCCTGATATGGGGCGGCTTGATCTGGAGGCGCGGCGGCAGATATTACCGCTCGCATCGGAATATGACCGACCCTCAGAGAAGGAACTCCGGCGAGCACCGATATCCGCTCGCCGTCCTTTGGGCCGCCAATCAGTAAAACATTCTCGTAATCCATAAATCCTCCGGGCTATGTCTCGAATGTTACGCCGCGCCACCAGCAGCTTGCCAGCACTCGTACAGTTCCTGGGTGTGTTTGCTGATGTACTTGCCTTCGTGGCGTTCGGTGTTGTGATTGCGCATGGCTGCGAACTCCTCAAAGCTTGGCGCTGAGCCTTCCAGAAACGCACTGGCAGCAGCCTCCAGCTTCTTCGACAGCTCGATATTCCCCGCCAGTGAAGCCCGTGCAGCGGCGTCAGACAGATCAATTGCGCTTGCGTAATCTTGGGGTGAAAGTTTCATCGGTGTTACCTCAGGCTTTGGAGTGATAAGCCCACCAGTCGCCGATTGCGACCATGGGAATTGCAGCGCGGTCACCACCTGTGACCTGCACCCAGAACGAGATAAGGCGCTCTCCCTCGCTGTAACGCGGTTCAGCGCCTTGCTTCCAGCCAATCAGCGTGGACTTAGGCACCCTGATGTGTGACGCGACAGACGACAGCGAGTAGCCCCGGCGCAAAAGCACCGTGATGACCTGAAACCAATCGATCTGTAGGGGCGTCAAGGTCAGGCCCCAAACGTGCGCGCACGCGAGGCAGGCAGTGATTGAGCGCACTGCGCCCCACTTACCCCCCACATAATCGCGTTAGTCATTTCAGCGATAACCAGCGTGAACGCTATAACCGGTTTGTCGGCGACGTCGAAGTCGAATGGGTGTACGGCGCGCCTCATACCGAGCATTGCCTCGGGCTCTCCTGGCTGTTCGAGGTTGGCGTCGACACACAGCAGCACCCAGCCATCGGCGAGCTTGTGCGTGGTCCAGATCAGTTGGGGATTGGTCATGATGGCAATGCCTCGAGGGGAACAACACGCACGTACACGCCGGGTGTGGCGCTGAAACGCTTGCTCAGGGAGACGTTCACAACCTGCACGTCGTCCTTGAAAACGATGCCGTTGATGCCGTCGCAAATGGCTTTCAGGACGTTGTCGGCGTCTGGTTTCTTGGTGGGCATGACCTGGCCTGCCAGTGCCTGGGCGGTTTTCTTCTTCGACCATGACGCGGCGATGGGCACCATGATTCGCAGTTCCATCAGGACCGGGCCTGCCAGCAGCTCGCGTTCGGCCATGACCTCGTGCGCTGCGATGGCAATGCGGGATTCGTAGTCAGCGGTCTTGGTCGGCGTGAAAGCGCGTGCATGGCCGTTGATGGTGGTCATGCGTGGCCTGCCCTTGCCTAACGGCTCACCGGGTACCAGAAAGGTGACGGGCTTGTGATCAGACATTCGCGTTTCTCCGGATGCCGAGCTTTGCCAGCAGCATGGCGCGGCAGGCTTTGGGGTCCTTGGGAATTTCGAGGACATCGACGATGCGGTCAGCTTCCTTGCGGGAATGCTCGAGCTGGACCTGTCGTGGGTCGCGCATGCTGTCGTGGCCGACGCCGTGAGCAATGCGCCCTTCCAGCGACTGTCCGGTCTGTGCACGGCGCATGACGATGGCGTAGTTGCGTTCAAAGCGCTGGCGCAGGGCCTTGTCGTTGCTGTCTGATCCGTGCAGATCGAACGTGCTGGTGGCTTCTGCGGCAATGCGCACGGCTTCGTGGGTGTACGTGCCTGACCTGGCTTCGTCCCATGCTTGCGCCTCAGTCGGCAAGCCCTTGACCTGCAAGCACAGCGACAGGAACACGTTCGCGGGTGGTGGCCAGTCGAATTCATCACCGCGTTCGATCAGCGCGTGCAAGCCGTTGGCGAGCTGGGTGCCGGTGATGCCTGCCAGGACCTTGGCCCATGTGTGTTCAGGGTCAGCGATCACGCCAAAGCTCGACGTCCAGCGGTGTCCGTAGAACTCAGCCATCTTGATCCACAGCTTGTCGAGAAGCGTTCTCGAGAGCATCGCGCTCTGCGATTGCGGCTCGGACACGGTCTGGAGCAGAGAGGGGGCCTTGGCGAGCAGGTCGTGAGTTGCGATCTTGGGGACCACGGCCCTGATTGTTTTGGGAATTTCCCGATAGTTCGGCGTTTTGGTTTCCATCGGTACTTCTCCCGTTGGCCTGCTGGTGGCGAAGGTCACGTTTCAAATGCTGGGCAAGCGCGTGTTCCCACTTGGCCTGGGTGCGGTGTTCGTCAGGGGATGCGGTCCAGAAGGACTTGAATTCGAGCAGCTGTGATTCGTCGAACTGCTGGTTGGCCATGGCGTTCATGGTCAGCACGGCGGCGAATGTCTTTTCGCAGGGAAGCCAATCGGGGCTCATGCTGAACTTGGCCCGAGAATCGAAAACGTCCTGCGCGTAGAGAGGTGGTGGTGTTTTATCTAATCTCCTCTCCTCTCCTCTGTCGTGACATGGCGTGTCGGTGTGTGACATGTCGTGACTAGCTGCTTTTTGAGCAGCAGCTTTTTTCCGTTCCCGCTCTTCTCGCTTTCGCTGAGCTGCCGATTTAGCCCCGGATTCATTGCCCCTTGCATCCTCACGCTTCGGCTGGCGCACTTCCCATCCAGACACCAAGTCGCCGTCCAGAACGCGACCCTGCATGGCATCAAGAATGGATCTGACGTGTGCGATATCGAGGTCGAGAGCGGTGGAAAGGCCCTCGATAAAATTGATTTCGTGACATGTCACGTTTGTCACGTTTGTCACGTTTTCTTGTGATATGTCGTGACAGAACAAGCCGTCTACGTGACCACGGTCGGGATTTGAGGAGGCCATCACCAGCAAATGGCAGTACATCGCCATAACTTCCGAGATGGATCGACCTGAGACGCGAGCAATCGTCCGCCACTTAGGATCATTGGGCATGTCATGCCAGAGCCTGAGCCAATCCATGGTCAGTCCCACCCGAGCGGGCCGGGCCGCTTCTTCTCAGCCTTCAACCCGATCTCTGCCAGGGTTTCCAGCGAGTGCAGGTAAGCAGGCGTGACGAGCATCGCGGACTGAGGAACGACGCGCAGGCCGAGGAACGACAGAACCTTGGCCCATCTTGCGTACTCTCCCTCGTTCCACCTCGAAACCGTTGACTCACTCAACCCGGTTTCACGGGCTATCTCTTTCTGACCCACGGACAAAACCCGCTGCAAGATCAGGGTTTCCGTCTCCCGTGCGGTTTCGTCTGTGTCAGGGCTTACTGAGGTCGTCGACATTTAAGCGGCCTCAGACGAGCGCTTCGCCTGAACGTGCGACGGAAACGGCTTGACCTCTTCCGCAGTGAAAGACCCATCTTCGTGCTCAGTGACGTAGACCTGTCGATCTAATCGAAGCGCTTTGCTGAGCGCCCCTTGGGTCATTACCAGCCTTTGAGCGGCGCCGGTCTGACCATATTTTTTGCAGAAATCTGCGAGATGTATGCGTTGCATGGCGGTTTCCCCCTCTATGACCGGAAGGAGTATTTCCTGCGGAATTTATTTTGTCAATCCAGCGGAATTTGAACCCCATGCCCTGCGGGAATAACCTCAGCACATGAAACAGAAAAAACGCGATCTAGAAGACTGGGAAAAGGCTGAATGCGCGGCTCTCAAGGCTGCCATTGAGGCAAGGAATCGTTCACGCCCAAAGAATGAGAGAATCACTCAAGAGCAGGCGGGGGCAGCGTTGGGTATGAACCAGGGGTCTTTCAGTAATTATCTGAACGGACGACTGGCACTTAACTTAGAGTTCGCCGTAAAGGTAGCTAACTTATTCGAAATCCCGATTAGCGAATTTAGTCCTCGACTTTCTAGTGCAATCACAAGCACAACGACGGAGGTGCCAACACAAACGTCGGCGCCTACGGCGAATGTTATGTGGGAAGTTAAAGACAACGCTCATCATGACCAGATGTATTCTTATATATACCAAATTGGCGATGAGCAAAACCCGCTTGAGCGGGGCCGAACCAGAACCAGAGTACTAAGCGTGCAAGGATCGGACGGAACCTATAGGCGTCCGCCATCAAGCCCCTTGGGTAGAAGGGTTAAAGCGCTTTTCGACAGAATTGAAATTATGCTCGATGAAGATCACTTAGAAGATAGTGATTTCGACCTACTACACTCCGTGCTGGACACTATGGTTAGAAAGTCAGCACGCGTCCCAAAGAAGCGGAACGAACATATTGAAAAACACTGAAGAGAAACTACAGAAAGCTTATGATGCGCATGCTTGGACTTGGACATGGCTGACTTGGTGCTCATTAGCTGCGCTAATTGTCTGGTTCCACTTTTCGCTTGAAATATTTATGCCGCGAAAAATGGCGGAAATTGTGGATATCATTTTGTACGGTATTGAGTTTTACCTGATATTCGCTATCGGATTATTGCACAGGTTCTTTTTGCTTAAATTGACAAAATAGCCGAACGAGTCACTGACGAAATTCGCTTTAGAGCTATATTGACATAGCTGCACCAGCGCCCACCAAGCACCTCCTTGAGTGGGCTTTTTTTTGTCTGAAGATCTATCCCCGGACGAAGCGCCTCGCCAACTG